ACGGCATGACAGACACAACCACCAACGCTGCCAAGGCAGTGGCTGCACCAGCAGAAACAGAAGAACAAGCAATTGAGCGCATTCGTGAGCGTTTTGACATCCTGCACGAAATGACCAAGGCAGCAGTTACAGGTGACATTCGTGCCATGATTGTATCAGGTCCTCCGGGCGTGGGCAAGAGCTTTGGCGTGGAGCAAGAGATTGAAAAAGCCACCATGTTTGACAAGCTGGCAGGCAAGCGCCTTCGTGCAGAAGTTGTCAAGGGTGCTGCTACTCCCATTGGCCTGTACCAGACTCTGTACAAGTATTCGGACGAAAATTGCGTAGTGGTGTTTGACGACTGTGACAGCATCTTGCTGGACGATGTGAGCTTGAACCTGCTGAAGGGTGCCCTGGACTCAGGCAAGAAGCGCAAGATTTCGTGGCTATCAGAAAGCAGCAGCCTGCGCCGCGAAGGCATTCCAGACAGCTTTGAATTCAAAGGCAGTGCCATCTTTATCACAAACTTGAAGTTTGACAAGATGAAGAGCCAGAAACTGCGGGACCACCTGGATGCATTGCAAAGTCGATGCCACTACCTGGACCTGACTCTGGATACCATGCATGACAAGATTCTGCGTATCAAGCAAATTGCCAAAGATGGCGTGTTGTTTGCAGACTATGATTTTGAACCCGAAGTTCAGGACGAGATCATTGCGTTCATGGACGCCAATCAGAATCGTCTGCGTGAAATGAGTCTGCGTATGGCAATTAAAATTGCAGACCTGCGCCGGATGAGCATGCTGAACTGGAAGCGTCTAGCAGAAACAACTTGCATGAAGGTGGCTTAATATGTTTGAAATTTGGGATGGTGACTTGTTCTTGTACGCTGTGGACACTGTGTACGAAGCCGATGAACATGAGGCCAATGGTTTTACTGTGAAAGAAATTAAACAATAATCCTGGGCGCTGGTTGGCTCCGGCCCAGGCTTTTGGCAGGTACCCTTAAAACGGTACCTGTTTTTTTTAATGTTAAATATTGCACAATGTTTTGTTATAGTCCTTGGTCCAATATAGATTTTTCACCTACTGGTGCAATTACACCTTGCTGTAAATTTCAGATCAAACACTATGACAAAATACACAATATCAAGACAGACTCAATTACTGCATATGCCAACAGTGATTTTTTAAAACAAATAAAAACTGAATTTACCAATGACCAATGGCCGATTGGCTGCGAACGATGCCAAATTGAAGAACAAAACGGTATTGAAAGTAAGCGGCAACTTGACCACACTCGGTGGAAAGATCAATACCAAATTTATCAGTTGACTGAAAATAATTTTATTACAGCCAGCATTGCATTTGGTAATACATGTAATTTAAAATGTATCACTTGTGGACCAACGTCGTCTAGCAAATGGCACAATGAAGCCAAAGACATTTACAACATAACAATAAAACATCATAAGTTTTTCAAAGAAGAATTTGTTACTGATTTTGTAAACAATGCCCCTGGTATTATTCATATTGACATCCCCGGCGGCGAACCCTTTCTAAGTGGAGTGCCGGAACAAAAAGCATTGTTGAACTATTATGTGTTGTCTGGGCAAGCCAGTAATATCACATTACATTATACCACCAACGCAACTGTATTTCCAGATGACGAATGGTGGGATTTATGGACGCATTTTAAAGAAATTGATATGCAACTAAGCATAGACGGAGTTGGCAACCGTTATGAATACATTCGATTTCCTGCCAGTTGGATTGAGGTTAATTGCCATATTGACAATTATATTAAAAAATCAAATCTCAATAATTTTAGACTCAGTGTTAGCCACACTGTCAGTGCGTATAACATTTACTATTTGGACGAATTTTTTACTTGGTGCAACAACAAAGGACTACCGCGACCTTGGTTAGGAAGGGTGCATTCTCCGGCGCACATGAGACCTGGCGTATGGCCCGATCAAATAAAAGATAAAATAACAAATCATTTAGAAAACAGCAAACACCTTGATGTAAAAACGTGGATCAAATTGCTAAAAAACACCAACGATTCTGATTATTTTGATTTATTCAAATCTAAATTGCACGAGCATGACGATTACAGGAAGCTAGATTTTTCAATTGTATTTCCGGAACTAGCAGAATTTGTAGCAAAATAATACCTATTGTTTTGACTTTGGTACTTAAATAGTGTATACTACACAATAATGAAACAAGCAACAATAGTGATTCGGGACGAAGTGAACATCAAAATTGAGGGCCTTGATCTTGACTGTAGGAAGAAACTGGTCAGCACATTCAAGTATGAAATCCCCGGAGCAAGATATCAGCCCGCAGTAAGACTGGGGCGGTGGGACGGCAAAGTGGCTTACTTTCAATTGGGTGGTTCCAGCTACATCAATCTCTTGCCTGAAATTGTTCCTATTCTAGAACGATACGATTATAACATTGAACTGGATGATCAACGTGATTATTCCACGGTGTTTGATTTTGTACAGGTAACAGAAGATTCATTTGCACACAAGACTTGGCCGGTGGGGCATCCTGCTGTGGGTCAGCCCATTCTGTTGCGTGACTATCAAGTGGAGATCGTCAACAACTACCTGCAGAATCCGCAGTGCATACAAGAAGTGGCCACAGGCGCAGGCAAAACACTTATGACTGCTGCCTTGAGTCAAAGCGTGGAGGCATATGGTCGCAGTATCATTATTGTGCCCAACAAGAGCTTGGTAACACAAACAGAAAAAGACTATGTCAATCTAGGCCTGGATGTGGGTGTGTATTTTGGTGATCAAAAAGACTATGACCGAACACACACCATATGCACATGGCAAAGTCTAAACAACATGATGAAAAAAACCAAGTCGGGTGAAGCTGAAGTGAGCATTCAGGACTTTATTCAAGGCGTGGTCTGTGTGATTGTGGACGAAGTACACATGGCCAAGGCAGATGCCTTAAAGACCTTGCTCACAGGTGTGATGGCTAGAGTGCCAATTCGATGGGGACTAACAGGAACTGTGCCCAAAGAAAAGTTTGAAAGCCAAAGTCTGCTGGTAAGCCTGGGTCCTGTTATCAGCAAGCTCAGTGCTAGTGAACTGCAAGATCGTGGAGTGCTGGCACAGTGCCACGTGAACATTGTGCAACTGATAGACCATGTGGAATACAGCAACTATCAAAGTGAACTAAAATACCTGCTGGAAGAGTCAGGTAGATTAGACACCATAGCTGACCTGGTGCGTCGAGTAAACGAAACTGGCAATACCTTGGTGTTGGTTGACCGCACAGAGTGTGGTAGACAACTGGTAGCACGACTGGGAGAAAAAGCTGTGTTTGTGTCCGGAGCAACAAAGGGCACAAAGAGACAAGAAGAATATGACGAAGTGGCAGATGCCACAGACAAGATCATTGTGGCCACTTACGGTGTGGCCGCTGTGGGTATTAATATCCCCCGTATTTTTAATCTGGTTCTTATTGAGCCCGGAAAGAGCTTTGTTCGAGTTATACAATCAATTGGGCGCGGCATTAGAAAAGCCGAAGACAAAGATCATGTGCAGATCTGGGACATAACCAGCACATGCAAGTTTGCCAAACGCCATTTGACCAAACGCAAAGCCTTTTATAAAGAGGCCAATTATCCGTTCTCAGCAGAAAAACTAGACTGGATGAAAATCAAATGAAACATTTGGTAAGTTATGTATCGGGGTGTGCTGGAGATTTTGTTGTGAATTGCTGTAACCATCAATGGAATCAATCAATTGGCACAAACGGGCGTGTCACACAGTCTGCATCTGTAAAATTTCAAGATAATTCTCTGATTGATTCAGATTGGTTAGAGTTGTGCAACAATTTTTCTGAATCGTATGTTAGTACTCATTCTGTTGACAGATTGCTAAGACTTCCAGTGATACCAGTCTGGCTGGTTGTTCCCGACGCAAACAATTATGCTATATGGGCCAGGCGTGATTGTGCAACTAGACATTATAAACTATTATTAAGTCCATTTGGTGATTTTTTTCTTAAAATAAAAGAATTGGTATTAGTAGGCCAAGCAACACATGCTGCTGAGATGTATCTTGATTGGATCACAGACTATAATTGGGCACTGATGCAAATGAGATTAGTACAAAACTCGAATAAAATAGATGTAAGTCATTTGCTTGAAAAAAATGGAATTGATAGTTTAATAGATCAAATGCCGCATCTAAAATTAGTTACAGCACAATGTAAAAAATATCATAATGAGTGGTTAACCCGTCAAGTTGATTTGTCCGAGTCTTCGGTGATTGATCTTTTATCTATTAAATTATCAAAATTTGTAAATGAAGATTCTTAAAGATCAAACCTGGTTGACTTTGACCCGCAACTACTGTATTATTACTACATGCGAATTTTAACACTAGACAACACTTATTACAATCTCGATCACCTGCCCGAAGAAGTAGATGACATGAGATTTGCTATTTTAGACAATAGCGACCCCAAAGATCCTGACTATCATTTTATTCCCTTGATCTTTTTAGAAAGCTTTACTGCTCCTGCTCTGGTGCTGCGAATAGGTGACGCCACAATACGCATGCCCATGGACTGGCAGATCTTGATCGGTGAACCTGACGTGGGTGACCTTGAAGTACTGCCATTAACCAGCATCAATGATCGCGGCTTTAGAGTGTTTCAATTCAATCCACTCACAAGTTTTAGACCCAGCTTTCCTGACATCGAAATTGTGGATGTGTACCAAGAAGTCACGTGGTACGCACCCAAACTCAAGAATGGTCAGATGCTGGCCGTGCCGCTGAATGACGATGCAGAACCCGACTGTGTTTACTTTGTGAAAGACGTCAGCCGCAACTGCGAGATTGTGGACTACAACAAAGCCTGGTAACATGGGACAGCTCAAGCCAGACGCAACATACATTTACGAACGTGTGGGTGACACAGTGTTTAGAAGAGAGTTTGGGGCAGATCCCAACACACGTGAAGTAATGGGCTACGATTATCGCACCAGCGATGGCAGACCCTTGCACGATCATTTAATGGATTCCAAGATGTGGGGCGAGATTCACCGAATGGCCAAAACCAATCCCACTTTACAAGATGCTATAGATCGTGTTATTATGATTTATCAACTGAGCAAAACACATGAGTGACAAGTTACACATTGGCAATGAGATGCGACAATTAGACATCAAGAACAGAGACTTCTATGATGAACTTGATTCTGATGAGCGCAAGAAATTCTCCACATTTTTAATGTTGCGCTGGGGCTCAGCAGTGGAAGGTTCTCGTGAACTGCAAGAATACTATGTGCAAAGCTGCAACCACTATCTCAACAAACACTTTTTTGACATAGGTCGTCATCCCAAACTGCAATGGTTGTGCGCCACTGCTGTTAGTCCAGGCATGGGCACTCCTCGACACAACTGGATTGCGCCCAAAAAGAAAGAAGCAGGACTCAGTGTGAAACGCCGGGCTCTGCAGGAAATCTTCCCACTCTACAAAGACGACGAAATTGACGTCATGGCCAAAATCACCACACAAAAAGAAATTGATGATTACAATCGTGCAGCCGGACGAGACAAAAAGTAAATTCGCATGTGAATACTGCAAGAAAGAGTTTGCAAGAGAAACCTCAATTGCAGTACACATGTGCGAGCCCAAGCGCAGGCATCAAAGCCGCAATGAGGCAGGTGTTCGGTTGGGCTTTCAAAGTTACATACGTTTTTACGAAATTGCAGCAGGTTCGGCTCGCACCAAAGATTTTGACACGTTTGTGACATCGGCCTACTACAGAGCATTTGTAAAGTTTGGTCGCTATTGTGTGGATACCCGTGTGATAAATCCCCCGCGGTTCATTGACTGGCTGCTCAAGCACAACAAAAAAATTGACTACTGGTGTAGCGATCGTGTGTACACTGAGTACTTGATTGCACACCTGCAGACGGAAGCAGTGGATGATGCCTTGGCCCGAGCAATTGAATACAGCATGACCTGGCAAGAAAACACAGGCCATCCTGCACATGATTGCATGCGTTACGGTAATACCAATGCAGCATGCCATGCAATAACATCGGGAAGAATAAGTCCATGGGTAATTTATAACTCAGAATCGGGACAAAAGTTTTTGAGCAGCCTGGATCCCACTCAGGTGGCCATGATCTGGAGTTATATTGACAGTGATGCCTGGCAAAAACGTTTTAGAGATCACCCTGAAGATCAAGCATATGCACAAGAAATCTTAACCAAGGCAGGATGGTAACATGATTCAAGGAATAATACCCGGTACAGGGTTAGTAACCACAGGCGGCAGCTCTATGCAGCCGTATATAAGCCCAGGATCTCAGAGTGCTGGAATATTACGGTACAATACAAGTTTAAAAAATATAGAAGTGTATGACGGTGTCAGCTGGCTAACGTTGTCCTGCAGCCATACTCAGATAAGTCTTGACGGTCCAACACAGGAAGCTGTCCAGTGGGTTCGTCGTCGAATGGAACAAGAAAAACGCCTAGAAGAGTTGGCCAGACAACATCCTGCTGTGGCCGATGCAGCAGCCGCAGTGGCACAGGCACAGGAACAACTGGACATAGTGACTGCACTGGTACAACAATGAGCGCAGACATTGACATTGACTTTGCTGACCGCGAACACATACTGAAATTGATTCAGCACACACCTGCACGGCAGATCACAGATGGAAGACCCAGACGTCACAATTCGGGTGTGTATGTCACTGATATTCCTTACGATCCTGTAAATCAGTGTGCAGCCATAGACTATGAGTCAGCAGAGGCTCGTGGTTACTTTAAAATTGACTTTTTGAACATGAGTGTGTATCAGTTGATTCGTGATCAAGCACATTATGATCAATTGCTGGCGCAAGAGCCAAACTGGGCAAGATTATGGACTGATTCTGCCTGGGCCAGCCAACTGGTGCATGTGGGAAATTATACTGATTTGTTGCAACAAATGCGGCCGGACTCTATTGCAAGAATGGCAGCATTTATATCGGTTATTCGTCCGGGCAAAGCACACTTACAGGGTCAGCCCTGGGATCAAGTGTTCAAATCAGTCTGGGACGGTGACACCAGTCGGGGCTACACATTCAAGAAGAGTCACAGCCTAAGCTACGCAATGTTGGTTGCCTTGCACATGAGTTTGCTCAGTCAAGACGTCGAACCAGTGTGATGCTTCTGCGTTTGGTCTTTTTGCGAGCAATGTCAGACAAACTGCAAGCAGGACCGTGTAAGATTTCCAGGTCTTTGTTGACAAAAGTTCGCAATGTGCTGCGGAATTTGTCCCAGTCCCTGCGTAAAAAGATGTTGATGGGAATAGATCGATTGCTTTCCCACCACCAGGTGGATGCAAGTTCTAGAAATCCCAGCTTGTCTTCCTGAGCCATCACAGCACCAAAATCGTAGATAGTGGTCACGTCATCATCTCTATTTTGTACCACGCCCACATACTCTGTATTGGCATAAACGCATAGTGTTATAAACGGATATTTTTCTGTTAGCTTTTGGAATATGTTATTGCCCATTGCGGTTATTTATGGTCTGCTAAATACAACAATGTAT